GGATGGCGGTGGTTTCGGATTCGTATGCATCTGGCGAGAAAAAGGAGATCCGCTTGACGATGGATCAGAACGCGACAGGCATTGCTCTGTTGGTGAATTTCTATCAAGACCTGAAAACCAGAAAGGGAAGTGGCTAATTGATGGTGGGTGGGGAGGCCCTCCTGGTCCCATACACGTGAGATGGAACGAAAATGAACGCAAGTGGGAAAATGGAGGGTTTTGCGGCAGAGGATTTCAGGAGTAATTAAAATGATAAAAGGGCCGAATGGCCCTTTTTTAATATTTTAACCATCATTTATTTCATCATTGAATCTGCCATCCCTGGCCGTTATCCTGTTCCGTCTTTACGATGACATGTTGGCTTCAATTGCTGCCAGGCGTTTTTCGATATCCTGTTGTTTTGCGATGGTTGCGCGGGAAATCCAGAACAGTAGTTCTTCCTTACGAAATGCATAATCTTCCCCAGCTTCACTTGCGGGTTCGACTACTTTACTCCCAGCCTCACGCACCAGCATTTTGACTTCAGGAACCGCCTCAACAATGAGGTTTCCTTCCTCGTCATACTCGGCATCGGTGCCGGGGATAGTTTCATATTCCGCTTCCCATGTTTCTATGACGGCATCTTGCGCATCCCATTTGTCATAACAGAATGCTGAATACTGTGTCCAGTCCAGCCCGTACTTATCCATAATTTCAATGGCGTCTTGTACTGTTGGTCCACTATGCAGGCGAGCGTCGTCCCCCTCAACCTGGTATCTTTCCATCCACTGCCACACAGAGTTGAGCATAGCTATTTCATAGAATGCAGCCACCTCAACAGGGGAAATCTGGCGAATGTTTGTCTTTTTATCGCGGTTTGATGTTGCAATGGTGCTGTTGGTTGCAAACACCTGAGACCAGCGATTAGACGAAGTACCAAGAGAATAGGTGCCATCCGCAGAGGGGAACATTTTCCCAACTACTGAAAGGTTTCCGGCAGCCTCTATTACCATACCGGACGCAGACGAGGCTACTACACGATGACTAGGCGTGGTACCGCCATTGAAGTACCATTCCATCGCTTTAACACCACTAGCCCCATTATACCCAATACCAGCAGACACAGATGAGCGGTGAGCTTTCGCTACTGATATGCCGTTTACAGTCACCGAGTTTGCAATAACAGCATTGAAATTTCTGTCGTTATAGAACGTATAAGCTGGTACTTGCGCCTGGTCGACGGTCAGAGTGTCACCCACCGCCCCGGTGTTTCCTTGTACGAGGTAACGGTTAGACGATGTTCCATCACTGTTCAGCAGACGCTTAATCAGCCGAACTTGACCGGTCACGCCGGTTGATGAGCCGCCGGTGATATACAGCGGTATACCAACAGCAACGTAAGGTAAATAAGCGGCAGGTATGCTGATTATTGTTGTGGCATTACTATTTACCGTTTCAACGGTCGCGCTGAATGCAACTTTGAAAGCAGCTTCAAGCGTGCAGCCACCCGTCACCATTTTCTGGTCCAGCATGTAGCCGCTGGTAAGTGTCTGGGAAATGATGTAACCGCTCTGCGTACGCCGCACATGCGACCACGGACCGATAATATCACCAGGGAAGAACAGACCGCCGCCAAGAGAGCTATCCAGCCCGACTGGGTTGGTGACCGGACTTAACACGGAATTACCGTTAGTTTCCGGGGTGTAGTTTCCGCAACCAGCTGGAAACAACGGAACGCCACCCTGATACGCCTCTACCGCAATAAGCGTTATCGGCGTGCTGCCATCAGCTGGTACATTTACCATAACCCCACAATTTCGCGCATACGTATACAGGCCATCCCATGCCGTCAGCCTTTTATTCGGGATCATCGCCATTTTTGTCCCATTGCCGAAATCAAACATATGCTCGGCAAAAGACTTATATAGCGCCTCATCAGTATTTGGTCCATCCTGGGCGGCGGCAGTAATCCAGGCATAAATATTACGCGGATTAAAATTCCCTGAGTGGTCTTTATACCAGATGCAAACATGTGACTTAACTGATGGGTTTTGCCATGGCAACATGACTGGTTTTGCGTTTACTTGCAATCCATTTGCGTTAAACATTTCTTTCGCATACGGTCGGTTACGTATTGAATCCCAGTCAGTGCCACTAAATACATATACGTTATAAGGACCGTATTTAAAGTCAAATCCTCCATGACGAAATGCACCGAGGTCACGAATAGGCGTACCCCACGCAAATTGTGTTACCCCATTTGGCGTATCATAGTGTGTAAATCCATCAGGATACGTTGAGTTACCACCATCATCAGTTGTCGGGAAACACCCACCCTCAAAGCGCAGTGATGAGTATTCTGTAAAGTTATCTTTATACTGGCTAAGGAGGTTAATGTGTAAACCAGCTAAACGTGATGCTTTTCCGTTAAAACCCCATGCACTAACTGTCAGGAAGTTGTAGGTCCATTCAGTATAAACGGCATCGAAGGAGTGGTTTTGTGCAGTGGAGTAGACCGTACCGTATCTGGCATTATAGTCCTTAGTTGCTGCCGGGCTCCAGTAACCACCAGAGACCTTCAGAACAGTACCAGAACACACGGCAATATATTCTGGTATATCACCTGACACGTTGGCCGCATTCCGCCATGCCATGCGGTTGGTTACTTCGCAGTTTTCCAGAGCTGACCAGTCACATCCATTGCGGTACGTACCACGGCGGCCACCCATAAATTTACTGTTGTAATGGGTGGTGCGGTTAAAGTTACCAAAGCGGGAAGTAATTCCTGCATCAACCCAGGCATCAACTATGTATTTATAGTCAATACTGTCGTTATCGAATGCGTGCCCGTTCTGGTTAAATTCAGTGGCTTCTACTTCGGCAGTCATTTCCACCATGGCCCACATGAATGTTTCACGAACTATTGTGCCATGGGTAGAGAAACCTTCTGGGTTAAGTACAAGGATACCTACACCAGATGAACATTCATCCCGAGTGGCTTGGATAGTATGATCACCAAAAAGCGTGCCACCATAAACATCCACGTTTTGTAGGCTTACAGAGCCCCCATAAATGCCCTGATTAACCGCTAACCATTTTTCCGTTATCTCATCTACGCCATGCTGGAATCCGTTAAGTCGTTTACCGGTTGCCGCAAATGTGTAAGAGGCTCCGGCAAACACAAATATACGTGATGCGTTTAGGTAGTAAGATACTCCAGAATAGAGTTTGGCATATTTTTTACCAATTCTATAGTCGTTTGTTGGCACTATAATGTTTACGCGCTTACCACCATCATAAGTGTTGATGTTATTTGCGCTAGAAACACCAAGAGTCATATGCGACTGAATGCCGTTTATAACCTGGCCAAGACAGACAAAGTTGTCGGTTGTTCGGTCTGTAAGTTTTGAAAATGAGTAAGATTTTGCGCCATTACTCAGGACGCTAATTTCGCCATAACTCACATCCAGTTCATACTCTAAACCATTTGCGTTATAAATCTTTGCCTCATCAACTACATGAGTTCCCGCCTTCGATAGATCTGTATTACCTGTTTTAATCCATATCCCAGCACCGCCATCATATGCGGAATAAAAACCCCTAACCCTGATCGCTGAATAATCAGTGGTCAGATTAAAAATAGAAACAGCATCAGGAAGCCATTGTCCCAACTGGTACTGTATTTGCTGACGGATGTCATTGTCACCAATAGCAACAAGATACTGAGAATCGTTTTCCCAGCTCGTTGCATCAGTACCTGTAGTCGTAAATCCAATAGGAGTACTTGCTGCGAGTCTATATGCCACGCCATTATAAACCGTGACCTGACTGCGGTTTGTAAATGTCACTGGACCATCTACATAATCAGGCAACCACGAATAACCCGAGGCTGCGAGCATGTCGTTAAATTCATCTCTTTGGTCTGTAATCTGAGCAACGAACTCGTTTTCCTGTGAGACCAATTGTTCATTAAATCTTGTTTTTTGGTCATTAAATTGCTCAGTCCAATCTTCATTCTGTTGAGTCATCTGATCATTAAAATCAGACTCTCTTTGATTTTGCGCATCCTGAAACTGTTTGTTTCTGCCAGAATTGGTAAGTCTCTGCGCGCCGAATCGGTCAGTGTAGTAATCAGCACTTCCGTTGACTTCTTCATCAATCTTCCCGGCGTTAAACTTCAGGTCGCGCGGGTCTTCAGAAGGGATTGGGTTATTAGTTGGGTTAGTAGCCATTGGCTGCAATCTCCGTAATCATTGATTGCCCTATTATATCATGCAACAGGGTTGGTGTAGGCGTACATGGCGTCATTGTATTCAGTTACTGTGAGAGAAACTGTGCCATCTGTACCTGGGGTTTTCTGGCTGACTGTCCATAACGTTGAGTCAAGCTCAACCTCTGTTGAGATGGCATATCTTGATTCTGACTGAACATTAACACCATCAAAAATGTTTAACTCGAAGTCGGATGGTAATGCGCACTCGAATGTGTTCAATCCAGTAACGGCACAAGCCAATCGTTCTGACACATTCCCATTGGCGCCAGTGATAACGACAAACAGGCCGCTTCCCGCCGTGAGCTGTTCACTGGTGGTAAATACGCTTCCAGACCTTGAACGGATAACACCTGTTTGCTGTACAGAATCATAAATGTCGACAACAGAAATCATATCGCCAACGTTCACCCACTCGCCATCAGCAAGCGCTTTTATCTCCATTCCGCGACGTGAGTACATCAGGCGATTGCATTCAAGCATGGCCCGGTCTGTTGCCTGATACAGATTCCGAACATATAACATGTCGAATTTTTTCGGCTTAGTCGGCTCTCCCGGCTCTATACCAGAAGTGCCAACTTTATAATAAACGTAAGCCTGTTTGTTGGTGTTTGGGTCGCGGTACTGAACACTTACGCCATCATATGACCCAGGCAAAGTCATGTCATAAGACATTTTATAGCCATCGGCCTTTGTGTTTCTGGTATTGAATACGGTTTCAGGAGTTGATTTTTGCTCATCTCTTGAAAAAGATAAAACGCCATCATCCCAAAATACGGTTACACGCGCTGCATCACAGATGGTCTGAATTCGTTCACCGATCGATTTATCCTCATCGTCAAATGTGTAATCAAAATACCCAAGACGCTCATCAGGCAGCGCATCAGCTATTTCATAGAGCCTTCCTATGTCAATGGTGCTTTCAGGTTGACCAGCGGTAATAAGCCAGTTATGCAGCACTGAATCTGCAAAACTTCTTGATGGACTTAACGTATAGTCGACTGCCCCGGTTGTTCTGTTGTATCCAATAGTCCAGCGGGTAATCAGCGCATTATATTTGCGCTCAGTAACTGATGTTGGCTGAAGCGTGGCCTTCACCGTCACTTTAACAAGGGTGTCATCAGGATAAACCACATTCTCACGGATGTTGATGGCATGTGCTGCCTGCAACGTTACGCGGTTGCCAGAGTTTGAGTTGTTTGTCCTTTCAATGCTGATAGCATACTTAGCCAGCCCATAAGCAGGAGTTAACTTATAAGTGCGATAATAGGTTTTTGTTGTCTGATTGAATGGGTTGTCAATGCTGTCTGCGAGCTGCTCCTCGGTTCCTGGAATGGCATCTCCATTATCATCAACCGCCCATACCTTGATAAGGTAATCTGCCGTTCCACTAGTCGGCCCAAGCTCAGACTGAACGTGAACCCATACCTGGGTAGACTCTACAGCTCCAACATATGGGCCAACAACGAGCGCCTCATCATCCACAATCTGGAAATAATTGCTGTTGATGGTTGCGCCTGTCAGGTTGCCAAGATTTGCGCCTGTCAGGTTATTGAAGGTGAAATTATAGAAGTACTGAATATCAGGAATGACGCCTGTCTCAGTTTCCTCAGCCGAAATGATGTTGCCACTAAGCTGAATATTTTCAGTAACTGGCCCGGATGTCGAGTTGTAGGTAATATTTATTGTTAATGACACTGAGTGAGGCAAAGACAATCCCATAAAGTAATCGAAATCAGTGTTTTTTGGTATGACCATCAACAACTGTCCGCCAGCATAATTTCCACTGGTAACAGATGTTGTGGTTGCCGTCTCTATCGGGGTATCTTCTGACTCGTTAAGCCCTGGAACCTCCTGACCATCAAGCCCGTCGAACTGGTAAGGCTCAATGATTTGCCCGATCACATCACCTGGATTGTAGATGACATGAGTGGCGCCGGGCAGAGAACCAAGATTAGTTTCCGCATAGCGAACCGATGAAATGGTGTATTTCCCAAGGCCAAAGTTCATGAATTCGGTGACGTACTTCAGATCGTCAATGTATTCAAAAAGCGATTCCTGAATCAGGTCAGGGAATGCCCTTATCTGGCCAAAGTTGTCAGGTCTTGCCTCTCCATTTCGCGCAATATTGGTTTGCGATTTCAGGCTGTTATTGGGTGATTCAACCGTCGTTCCGGTGCTGGTTGATGGCGTTGATGCTTTTGGCAGCAGAAAAGAAAGAACCTTAGTTACAGGCTTGAGTATCGTGCTGATAAGATCGCCAATGGCGCCGCGAGGCTGGCAGTAAATGTTAACAATATCGTTTTGCTTTAACGATATCGACAATTCATCATCAGGGCCAAAAATGCGGCCATTCAGTGCAATCCTGATGTCAGATGGAAGACCGGAATTCTCCAGCCATCTCCACAGATTTGTGCCAGCAGGAACATTACCCGTCTCTTTTGGAACTCCTGGCATCTTCTGAATGTGAATAACCGGCATAAGTCAGGAACCTTAATTTTGTTGATAATTTTTCGAGTGTTTTAAGGCGGTCTGTCTTGACTGCCGTTTTCTCTCGCGCATGCAGTATTTTATCACGACCCCACCACAGAGCGACATGTACCGGATGACTGGCTCGATAGGCAACCACCACATCGCCAATTTTTGGCCGGTCTGTGTCTTTCCAGAATGAAACTTCCTCATTGAAACAAGTGACAAAATCGCCGCCACTTGAATATGAATCATCGTGATGAACATTGATATTCATACAAAGACGATAGAACAGCACCACCAGACCCCAGCAGTCCACTGCATCAACGTGACAGCATCTGTCAACATATGGTTTTCCAGCCATCAGCCGCTCAAAATCGTCAAACGGTACGCAGTCCGGGGAATTCTGTGATGTCATAAAGTTTTGCCACGTTGCCATTGATTGGGTTTTTTATGGAAATGGAGACAGTTACATCAGACTGATCAAGCGTCACATCGTTCACATAAAGCGTATATGGTTTTAATGGTGTGTCTTTGTCAGTATCATCAAAGCGCTGGTATAACGCGGTGATAGGCTCAATACGACCAGACCCTGACCATAACTTTAAATATTGTTTGAAGTCATTAGCCAGTCGCGCAAACTTCAGCGTGGCATTGATTACCGGTGTGTTCGATTGTTGGCTTCTGGTTACATCCATTCGTACTGGCTGGTAGGTCTGCCCGCCAAGTACAACATCAGAAAACTCGTTGCCAACTAGCCGGACATAACCAAATGAGGAATGATAAAAGGTTATTGTGTCATACAGCTTCCAGTTTGGCCTTTTCGACTGGTATTCACGCAATGTTGGCATTATGGATACTCCGGCAAATCCCTGTTAACCACTTCATCGAGCCATGAATACCATCTATCATCAAGCTCAACAAGCACATCATCAAACTCATCCATGGAGTTATTGAGGGTTTTACAGATGACATTTCCAGTCCATGTGACGATGCCGCCATTAATGCTTGTCTGCACGGGGTAATCAGTAAAGTGCAAAGTCTGATTCTGTAATCCGCTGCCACCAAGATCGATATCCATCGTGAACCATTCATTGCACTTGTTGAGATAGTTTGGGCTTCTCAACCACTGCATAAATGCCCGCTCCTGCCTGAGCGTGAAAACCCATGTCAAACTCCATGTTACTGCAACATCGGTAGTTAACTTTTGAAATATTGGCGCCCCAACCGCAGGCTGATCACTGCGGAATGGGGTTTGAGTCGTCATGTTCTTGCTGGCACGCTGCGCAAGCGGTAGCCATGATGGGTAAGCTATAGCCATTATTCTGTTGCCCTTCTGGTTGCAGTGGTATTGCTGGTAATAGCCTGAGAAATAGGGCCGCCATTTTCTATGTCGGCAACGATAGTCTCAATTGTAACAGACCCGTCACCGTTATCTTTTGCGGTGGTTGTCACGTTTGATGACGTATAGTTTGTCACACTATTATAAATCACAAGGCCACTGCCACCGCCGGCAAGGTCTTTGTTGCTGATAACCTTTCCGTTATCCCCTGGTATCATGTACTGATTACCATTGCTGGCCTGGAAGATTTCAGGCAGGTTATTCTCGCCGACCTGATACATTGCACCAGCCTGCGCAGGTCCACCATTCTTCAGCGCTCCGGCAACAGACATTGCTTTAGCTACGCCAACAGTGGAAGCAATACCAGCCTGTGCAGGGATTGCGTTAGCTCCAGATGTAGCAAGAGAGGTCATTGCTGCTGCTGGCGCCATGGCTGCTGCAATAACTTGTGCCTGAGTCGCTGCCATCGCTGAGGCTGCGGTCATCCCAACCTGACCCATAATCACCGATTTAAGCCACTCCACGCCCATCTGAACGAATGAGTTAATCACAGCGTTCAACACAGTGCTGCCGATTGACTGTAGCGCCTCGCTAACAGACATTGAGCCAGTCAGAACGCCAGTTAAAGCATTGCTTGCGGTTTGCCCAAAAGCATCAAATGCAGCAGCAGCCGCTTGCGTAGCCGCATTCTGCTGGCTCCATTCCTGCCACATAGCATCAAGGCGCTGCTGGCGGTATTGTTCCTCAATAGCTGCTCTGGTCTGCTCAACCTCCGCTATCTTTTGCGGGTAAGCCACCGCGTAAGCATTGAGCGCTGCTAAATCCTTCTGGTAATTTGTTTCAACGGCAAACATTGGGGATGTCTGCGATTTTAATGCAGAGAATCCCTTGACAGCTTCGACCCTTTGTTTCTCTGCCTCCGCCTGAGCCTTTATCGCGTTGGCATTATCCCATGCCTTAGCCGCATATTGCCCGGCAAGGTTAATTTGCTCCTGAGTGGCTCCCTTGCCAAGGGATTGCTGAGCGGCCAGTATTGACTGTTCACGGCTAAGCTCTCTTGTGCTTTCAGCGGTAAGCAGTGACTTCTGGCGAAGCTGCTCAAGTTTATTGGCGATATTCTCCTGCTCTGTGGCTGCTTTTTTTGCCGATGATTGAGAATTATTTTGTGCTTTTTCTCTTGCTTTCTCGGCCTCATTCAAATCATATATCTGCCCTGCAAGTTCAGCAGCCCTGGCTATCTGATTGGGGTTATCAGTTACCTTTTGAGCCTCCAGTCGTGCTTTTGTTACCGCCCTCTGTCTTTCATCCTGTATTTTTAAAAGCTGATTCTGCTCCTCAAGACTGAGAATCATCTTATCAGCTTCTTTTGTTGGGGCTGACACCTGCAAGGATTTGGGGTTGAAGTTTTGCCCGGCTTGGTTTGCTCTGTTTATCTCATCGGCAGTCAATCCAAATGCTCTTGCCTCCGCCCCCTGCACTCTCTCAAGAGTCGAGCCTTTCTCAATCAGGCCATCATGCACGCCCATAGACGTGAGCATGTTGTTTGTTAGGGTTCTGCTTGCTTCTGATGCTGTTTCCTGAGTTCTTGCTAGTTTATCCTGGGCGTCAGCTAAATCTCTTGATGCTTTATTTAATTTATTGAGTACTGATTCCTGGTCTGAAGCAAATTGCGACCCTTGACCAAGAGATTCTGCCACCTCTTGCGCGGCGGGAGTGAAGCTGAGATACCTCTCACGAAGTGCATCAACTTCACTTTGTAGATTTCTCACAACATCCTTTTGCGCCGAAATTGAAATATTGGCGTCAGCTATCACCCCCCTGAGTTGGGTATTGTTCATCGCCTTCATTGAGGCGTTAACTTCATCCAGGCTATCGGCAAAGCGGATTGCTTCTTCTTTGGCTTGCTGTGCTTTCTGCCAGAAGTAAAATATTGCCCCCGCCGCTAACATTGCCGCGCCAGCTGGTCCGCCTATCAATGAAAGCGCACCTCTGGCAAGTCCAATCCCTACCGATGCAGCACTTGCCGCTGATGCTGCTCTCGCTGATGCGGCAGCCTGTGCGTTTTCAGCCTGAGCAAGGGATAGTGACGCGGCGCTCGCTCTTGATTTTGCTGCAACCAAAGCATCAAGCGCCAGCATCTCGGCTGCGCTGCCTTTTGCTACGTTATATTCAGCCTGAGCAAGCGCCAGAGATGATAGCGCTGCCTCTTTATCAGCTAAAGCCTTCCTCTGTGCGGAGTTTGCAGCTACAAGTGCTGATTGCGACTGCTGGTTCTCGGCCATTAATTGTTGTCTTGACGCCGCTATATCTGAAATCTTCGCGGCAGTAGACATTGCCAGCGCGCCAACATAACGGCTTCCCATTATGCCAGCTACAATGGTTAGCGCCGTCCCGAGAGCCTGAATGTTTTCACTAGCCAGTATCACTGAGTCGCTAAAGATTTTTACGCCTGTTTTTACCGTTGCGTTTTTCCCAAAGAATCTTGCAACGTTATTTCCGGCTATCTCCAGAGACTGGCTGATGGTAGATGTTGTTTTGGCGAACTCTCTCCCAATACTGTCTCCCTGCGACAGGAGGCCATTGACTATAACATCAGTTGTTAGTTTCCCTTGCGCAGCCATATTTCTAAGCTCGCCGATCCCAACACCAAGAGAGTCTGCAAGAGCTATCATGAGCCGGTTGCCCTGCTCGTTTACTGAGTTGAACTCATCTCCCCGAAGGGCGCCAGATGCCATGCCTTGTGCAAGCTGGATAATTGCGTTACTCGCTTCCTCAGCTGACGCGCCGGATACAACAAAACCCTGATTGATTATTGTTGTCAGCCTTGTCAGGTCTTCCACGCTTACACCATAGCTTCTGGTGGACCTCTCAAGTCTGGCGTACAAGGTGGCCGTTGCGTCCAGTCCTGAGCGTGTTTTCTGCGCGATATCAAAAACACGATTAGTTACATCGGCAAGGGTTTCAAACGGCGGAACCGAATCTCTGACGGCGTTAGAGAGTTTGTTACTCATATCCTGCCACGCCTGAGCGTAGGCGCCAACCTGCTGCACTGACAAAGCAGCAAGCAAGCCTTTTGCAACCCCGGTGAGGCTCGACATGGTTCCTTCCATTGAGCTTATAGAGCGCTCCGTCCTGTTTACACTGGCCTCGAGCCGCCCCATATTCCCACTAAGGTCATTTAGCATTGACTCTATTTCACGACTGCCAGCCGCTAACTGAGATGTATCAATGCCAACCTCATAGACAATGCCGCCAACTTCTTCTGCCATTATTTTGCTCCTTTGCTTTTAGCGGCCTTTCTGGCGGCTTTCTCTTTCAGTTTCTGTTTATTCAGCTTGGCCCGCTCATAAGACGCATCATACTGCTCGCGCGTCATGCCTTCCGGTTCCGGGTATTTTGATTTTATCATCTGCTGATACTCGGTCATGGTCAGGTCTTCGGCTTCCTCGCGGGTGATTCCGAAATGAGTGCGAGCTGAGATGATGTAATCAGACATTCTCAGCTCACTGGTTGTGCGCTTTTGGTTTTCCGAGCGCTGAGGAACCTTGAGCGGAGACTTACCGATGATGCCATGCTCCATCAGGTTGCGAGCAATAATAATAATGTCATTTACCGGCATTCTTCCGGTGACGTACTTCACACCGCGCGGAGTTGGCTTCCATGACCCAATGAGCACCGAGATATCATCATCGCAACATGACTGCATGATGAGACAGGCGGCGCTGAGCACTTTCTTGCCATAGACAGGGCGTGACAGGATTTTTGCCACCTGAATCTGTGCGCCATACGGCATTGACTGAATGGCGCCAAGTATGGCTGCGTATTCATAGCCATTAAGCGTGGCGTACAGCTCGACAATCTCTTTCGGTGAGCCAAGCTCATTCATCGCCGCAAATGATGGTTTGAAGAAAAAAGACTTGTCAGCCAGGGAGATGCGCATCTCTCCGATTTCTGTTAGCGGTGTGCGTTGTCTCATGTCTAAATCCTGTTTTCACAATGACGTAATTATACCATTGACAGGGGGCACAAAACTGACGTAGATTGAAAGCATAAGGTGATTGAGGGTTTCACATATGAACGAGACTGATGCTGATTTGAGATTTTACATCGACCTTTACATTGACCAGGGTTACACCTATGAGGAGGCCCGCGTAAAGGCGATTTTGTTGCTGGCTAAGATTGGCGTAGTGGTGGAGGATAAGAGATGAGCACTGATTACAGCAAGATGAGTGATTTTGAGATTAACAAGTGCGTGGCATTAATAGTTAATCCAGCCTTAGCCGAAATGGAGTGCTATGACATCAGTAGTCGCGCCGTATTTCACGACAAAAGCGGCACCTGCGGATTCTCTTTCATTTCAGACCCCGCCGATGCATGGCCGATTATTCACTATAACAGGATTGGCGTAATTCCAGCTCCTTGCTATGGAGAATGGAAGGCCGCCCATCGCGCGGTAGGTGATGACGGCACGCCTCACCATTTTACCCAGCATACCAATCCACTCCGCGCAGCAATGATAGTTTTCCTGAAAATGCAGGAGTCCAAAAATGCCAGTTAACAAAGATGATGAAGATGTGATATCTGCATATGCAGGCCAGCGCATCGATATAAACTACGCGATAGCAATTCACCTGAGACGATCTGAGTTTATTGCTAATCTGATTTTGTGGGGCGTCAAGAACAAGACGAGGAAGGCGTGATGAAATCTGGATATCCTGGGAATAATGAATATCCCATCCCATATCGCCACGTTAATGTGATTGTTATAGCTCGAGGGAAAATCAAGGCTAAGTATGATGGCGTAGCATACTGGAGTGGATTTAGGTGGATGGGAGTTGATGGGTTCAGGATTGGTTATGGACGGGTTATAAAATGGATTTATAAATAAACCCCCTTTCGGGGGTTTTCTTTATGCCGTAACGGTAACAGCACACTTGGTGGAGTCAACGTAATCAGGGCTTGTTGCCGAGTCAGTCACGCGGCAGAAGTACGTACCAGCATCACCAGCGGCGGCGGTGGCCTTGGTGAACGTGTCGGTAGTAGCACCGCTGATAGGCGTAGTGCCTTTATACCATTGATAGGTATAAGGCTCGACACCGCCAGCCGCAACTACCGGACCGAGCGTCAGAGTGGCGCCAGTGGCAACGCTTTTGGTTGGGCTGATATCAGTGGTCAGCGTCAAATCTTCGATGCTGGACACGTCAACGGTAGAGCCATCATACGGCTTGAATTCAACTGAACCGGTGATGATGTCGTTGGTGCCGCCATCGTAGCTCAGTGCGGTGATGTTGCAGTAAGCTACCACGACGGTGTTACCAGTCGTTTGACGAACCCACAGTGACGGCTGGCGACGCGCTTTTACTTCGGTGACAAAGTATTTGATGAGGTTATGCACGCCATACTCATCAGCCTTGTCAGCCTTGCGAACCTCAAAATCACCGGAAATGGTGAGGTCTGCGGTAGTGACCAGCGTTGCGACAAAGCCATCACCATCATCAGCCTCAGAAGTGGTGGTGCTTGGGCTGAAGTCGACGCCTTTTGAGGTCATGGGAGCAAAAAACTTCCAGTCTTCCTCTGCTGGCACAGCATCCCAGCAGCCATCAGCCAGCTCAATGAGCGACTGGCGACCTGTGATGATGCCATTATCAATTGCACAAATAGCCATGTTTAGAATCCTCTGTGTTTAGCTAAACAATCGCATTATATCATGTTGACAGGTGTTGATTGGTGGTGTAGATTTAACTTGCTGGTCGCAGAATGCAGGAAGATTGAAAGGTGGTATTCGGATTGACTGTTAATTTGAGACGCCAGCAACTATCAGGTAAGGGCATTGGGTTAGCGCAGCAGAGAAACCGTCAAAGTAGAGTCATAATCGAAAAGACGATTCTGTTTGGTCGATGCAATGAGTGCTCTTTCCGATAGTTTTCGTGGCGACTTTGCGGGTTTTTAGAAACTGACCACAAAGATAAATGCAAACGAAGAAATGTATCTGGCAGTAGCCTAACGGCTAAACACCAGCAAGGTCTTCCGACTCCTTGTCAATGAATTCGGCGCATTGCGGCCCTGAGATGTGATTAATAAATCAGGGCACACAACAGGTAAGAGCATTGAATGTCGCGTTAGCGAATGGACAAGGTTTCCTTGCAGTGCTCTTTCCGTTGTGGTAATGCGGCTATGCGCACGCGGCAAGGTAGAAATATACTCCCGATTGACTATGCCTGCTGGATTTACCGACCAGCAACCTGGAGGCACCAGGGCCACAACAATATATATGAAATGGGCTGATCACCCTAAAGTCGTCGAACTGATGTCCTCTGAACTGCAATGCTAAATAACATATCTTTGATATCTTATTCTGGCACCAGATTCATGGTTGAAGCGGCGCACATACGGATAGTTGGCTGAGAGGACGAAAGCAGTCGGTTGCTAACCGATAAACCGGAAACGGTTCACAGGTTCGAATCCTGTACTATCCGCCACATTCAGCACCATTAGCGTAATTGGATAGCGCAAGAGGCTTCTATCCTCTGGGTTTCAGGTTCGAATCCTGAATGGTGCACCAAATTCCCGTTTAGCTTAACTGGTTAAAGCACCCGACTCATAATCGGATGATTACAGGTTCGAATCCTGTCGCGGGAACCAACATTAAAAGGGTGTTAGATGAAAGAATTGTATGAAAAATTTAGACCGCTGGCGTCTGTAATTCTCGTTTTGATTATCTGTGTGAACCTGATTGCTCCGGGTATTTTACACTACAATAATTTTATCTATGGATTCATGGTTTTCCTTGCAGTATGTGTTATTTTATTGGCTGTGATTGGCGACCTTCTCGTTTGGTTAAAAAAGGTTAACAAATGACAAGCATTCTCAAAGCAATCAAGGAAGACCTCAGCAAGATGGTTGAGGCGGCATTCATCAAGGAAGAGCAGGCGCAAAAAGTTCTTCCTAAGTAAAAATAACAGGCCGCATTAGCGGCCTTTTTTATTCACCAAAAACAACCCTCAGCAACAATTCATAAACAGGCCGTTGCTCTGTCGTAAGCGTCGGGCGACCAAGCGGCGCCTGTAGCTGAATCATGCCAATACAACTATCAACGGGATGCTCTTTGATGTATGCGATGACATCAAGCGCTTTAGCTTTTGTCTCCTCAATGTTGTACTGACCCTGCTGACCGACAACATAGAGCGAAAAATAATAATCATTGCTGAGGTCTTTGCTTACGTTCGTTCCGCCATTGGATTGCAGCACCACAAACCGGTCGGTGCCAACTTCGGTATCGTTCCAGAACTCAAGCTGAGAAGTCCACCCATCATAAAGACCGGCATCGCTAAGGTACTGGTCAACAAGCTCAAGCATATCTCTCATTTTAGCGTCATCTCTTTTTTAATTACCTGATCGACAAGCTCGCGTGTATTCTCGCCAGCCTTGAGAAGGAATTTAGGTTCGCCGCTCTTATCCCACACGTTACCCTTTCCTTTGAGCCATCCTGTGCGCGGTGTATTCGTGCCAAGCAGTTTACCTGGTGCATTGTGGACATACAGAGCATAATTAGCTGCATACCCAATCTTGCCAGTTATGCGAGTGCCATTAACCTCAACAGTATCATACTGGCTGTTTATCAGCGCCGATGTAGCTACTGGAGTCATGGAGGCCGATTCAGTCCTGATGATGTAGGTAGCGGCTTTTATTGCTGACACCGCTTTCTCTCCAGTAATCTCGCCTACTATCTGCTGAGTGCGCTTGATCGCCTGCTGGATACCTCGCATTTTGGCGGCCATGCATTACCCCGTTACCAGCGCAAAATCAGGCAGGTCATTGCGGTCTAACGTATTGCCGTAATTCACAACGTTTCTAATCTGGTCAGCTCCGGCGGGCAGCGGGTCAGAGCTGGTAATGGTGCCAAGCATGATGAAGTCGCCAACAGACGCATCCTGATATTCCGTCCAGAATGTGTTTTTCTGTGCAATCTCATTGCCAGCAGTGCCAGTGGTCAGATTCTTATCGAAGCCATAATCACACATGATGGACTCTGGAGCGGCAAATGTCGGCTTGCCATACTTATCCTTGCCAGTAAGCCGCCAGATTGTGCATGGCTGCGTATAGCTCCATCTCGCTATTGCTGACATGGTGCGGCCTCAAGAGTATAAACCCAGCGCGGAACAGGAAGGCGCAGCAATACCAGAATAACCAGCAGCGGCATGCACCATTTACGGATTGCGATATTTACAGTTAATGTTTGCGTTTTCATCTGCACTTGCTCCCGGTGACAACCCGAAACCACAGCTTTGCTGTCCCATCAGGCTCTTCCACAAGGTCGCCTGTGCAGTCTGCCGTATCGAGTAGTTTCATCTGATTGTAAAGGGCCATCCACGGCTTGCTGCCATAGCCAAATGACTGCGACGCACCAGATGGCGCCCGATGGCTGGTAATGTATCTCCCGGCTGTATTTGAGGCGATCAGGATAGATGCCCATAGCAGAATTGCATCCTGCCTGCATGTGTCTTCAGGGTAATTAAGCTCAAGGCACTCTGTGATGCTCGCCACCAGGCACAGGATGCCCGTTGCATCTGCCGTGGTGATGGTTACGCCTCTTGACGCCATGGCGGCGACGAGTTCACTTGCTGTCGGTGCTGCCATTCTTTTTGCTCTCCCGAATCTTCCACCACATCTCAAAAAGGTTTTTTGCCACCAGTGACAGCGCGCCAAGTATAGAAGCTACCGCTGCCCACTCGGTAATCGAATGGGGGATCATTGAGGCAATGTATGATTGCGCTACTGGCGTTTGCTCTGCCACCTTCAGGCCAAGGCCCGTACCAATGGACGTATAACCGGCTTTGTCGATTACCTGGCCGACAGTGCCACTAATTATCTGGTTTGCGGCGTGCTGAAGCGCGTCTCTCATTAATTATTCTCCGAATGATGAACTTCCAGCATCTGTACACCTGAACCAGCGAAAACGCTATGACGATAACGCCGATTGCCATATCCAATTTCGCCGCCTTACGTTTTTCAGGACGGAACAGCGCGGGGTGAGTGTTGTTGGTTTAATTTTATCATAAAGTGTTGACGTAGATTGAGGGTGTAGCTATAGTGATGACGTAGAAACAACAATAAATGTTAGAGGTGATGAAGATGAATGAATTCAAAGGTACACCGGGACCGTGGTTTGGAGATAACAGCAGGGCAATAGGGCCAAAATCAACAGAGGACGACCAGTCTTATGGAATGATTATTCCTGTCGGCTGGGTTGAGTTTGACCCTGAAGTTGAGGTTCAAGTTGCCAACCAACGAATGATGGCCGCCGCACCTGAATTGCTGGAAGCACTTCAATTATTAATGGCTGAGCAAACAGGTGGTAATAAGTCATGCGGCCATAATGGTTTTACATGCATGTGCCTATATGACAAAGCGCGTGCCGCAATCGCCAAAGCACTTGGAGAATCCCAATGATCCGCCAGGAAATCCGCAAAGAAGACCTGAAAGCGTGGCGCATTTTCAAGATTAAGCTGACATTAATCGTTATCGGATTCGCCATTGCCAGCGCAATCTGTTTATCAAAGTGAGGAAAAGATGACATCTCTCGGAAAAATTTACTCAGACAAAGAAACTCGCGGCGGAATCGTGGTCAACAAAGGTTATCAGGTTCCTGTCGACCAGCTTTATCTTGAGCCAGGCTACAACATCCGCGAAGCCGATGAGCAGCACGTTGAATACTTCGCGCAGTGCTGGGAATCAGGCCAGCCAATCCCGGCGTTAACTGTTATTCCTGATGCTGACGGAAAGCGCATTAAGATTCTTGACGGCCAGCATCGTTATCTTGGCGCACTTCGTGCCATTGAGCACGGAGTACCAATTGCGCGCATTGAGTGCAAAGACTTCACCGGCGATGAAGCGGATAAAATCGCCTTCATGGTGTCTTCCAGTCAGGGTAAGCAACTCGACCCGCTTGAGCGCGCAAAGGCCTACGTGAGACTGAAAGGCTTCGGATGGACGAATGAAGAAATCGCCAAAAAGGTTGGTCGCTCAGTTTCTGATGTACAGATGCACCTGTCACTTGGTGATGTACCTGATGCTATCAAGCAACGTATCAATGCAGGACAAATCAGCTATGCCAACGCCGTTGCAGTGGCACGTGAGCATGGCGATGATGCCGTTAACGTTATTGATGCTGCCGTTGAGGAAGCGAAAGCGCAGGGCAAGGATAAGGTGACGGCGAAAACGCTCAAGGCCAAAAAAGTTAAGCCGATTGACCGTCTGATTCAGTTGCTGAAAGAAGCAGACCACATGGTTGTCGCTGAGGGGCATGTCGCACAGGAGACAGAAGAATTTTTGCGCCTTCCTTCTGCGGAATTGAATGAAGTGCTGGCGATTCTGGAGAAGCTGTGATGATTATAAATGAAGATGTGCAATTGATTCATGGTGATTGCCTGGAAGTTATGAGGTCTATTCCGGCAGGTAGCGTTGATTTGGTTTTGTGCGACTTACCATATGGCACCACTCAGAATAAGTGGGATTCAATAATTCCATTTGGTGATTTATGGAATTCTTATAACCGTGTCTGTAGTGGTTTGATAGTGCTTACAGCGAGCCAGCCATTTAGTAGTGCGCTTGTTATGAGTAATGCATCAGGATTTAGATACGAGTGGGTGTGGGTGAAAACAAAAATAACTGGCGTTTTAAACGCCAAGAGAATGCCAGTAAGAAAACACGAGCAAATACTAGTTTTTGGTAATGGTAAAACATATAACGCACAAGGACTAGTGAGAAAAGGGACGAAAACAAAGCAGGGTGGGTGTAGTAGTAATTATGGCATCCGATCGCACGAAGATTATGTGCAGGAATGGACAAATTGGCCGCGAGACGTTTTAGAGATAGCGTCATAAGGTAAAACAGTACACCCCACCCAAAAACCAGTCGCACTTATGGAATATCTTGTAAGAACGTACACCAATGAAGGTGAAACAGTGTTGGACAACTGCATGGGCAGCGGAACCACCGGCGTGGCGTGCGTGAATACAGGGCGCAGATTTATAGGAATCGAAAAAGATGATGGGTATTTTGAAGTGGCAAAAAAAAGGATTTTAGGATGAACCACGAACAATTCATAGAGAAAAACCTGCGCGAAAAACTTCCAGGCATCGACAACGCGGCCATAGAGGCCGCAATTACCCACCACAGGCGCAACCAGAGTGAAAATAAAGGCAAGATTTTCGATGAATGCCTGAGGGTTGCAAAACAACACATGATAAAGGTGAAGTGATGAAATTAAAAATCAGCAAATTACTTCTTGAAGGCGCGTTGATGTTCCATGCCAAACAGGATGTTCGCTATTACCTGAATGGCATTTGCTTTATGCCTGATGGTCGCGTTGCCGCTACTGACGGTCATCGCGCCATGATTGCCAGTAAGCATGAAAATAAATTGAAAGATAACGTTATCGTTTCTGTCAGCAAGTCGCCAACTAAGCGTTATGCGTATGCTCTACTGGACACCAAAACAGGTATTGTTACTTACCATGACGAGCATGAAATCATGGTAGGCGCTGGTATCTGTTCTGAGATTGATGGTCGATTCCCTGATATTGATCGCATTATTCCAAAGCAGACCGCGCCAACAGAGCAGATTGGATTTAATGCCAAGTATCTGGCAGATGTTGAGAAGCTGGCAAAGCTGTTTAACCCGAAGTATGAGGCGGTACTATTTGAGCTTAATGGAAACACCAGCGCCGCCGTTGCAAACATCAGTGCGTCTACTGGCGAGACTGCAAAAGTTATCGTTATGCCGATGAGGATTTAGCAGCGCGCTATAGTCGCCATAACCACAATAAAAAACCCGCAAACAAGCGGGTTTATTTTACTTGGTTTTCTTCGCCTTTGGCTGCGATTCTTGCGGAGTTGCAACTTCCAGAATTTTCTCACTAACCGGGCGAAGTTTTGACTCAATGTGCGGAGTGGATTCGTCAATCACGTCGCCAATAGCAAGCTCACGTAGGCGACCGTCTTTATCCTTGATGAAGATTCCGCTGGCGATTACTTCATATTTAGCCATGATAACCTCTGATAGTTAAAAGGGGCTTTCGCCCCTTTTTTTTTACAGCGCGGTTTGCGTGCCGTATGCGTTAAACACCTTGCTTCGGCCCGAGAAATCCCGGCGAATTTGCAAACCCATAGCAGCCCACGTTAAAAAGTTAAAGTTAGCGTGCGGCGTGGTACGCGGCTCTGCATAGGTGGATACCGGCTGAGCGACGCGAGGGCGAATGTACAGCGCGTTCTTCACATAGCCGACGAAATGGTTCCCGGTCAGCTTGAAGTTGGTGCCGATAGACGCGATGCGGCCAACGTTGCCGGTTTTGCCGAATGCGAGAATGTAATCCTCAATGGTGCCGCCTTTGAAGCCTGCCGCATTGGAGTACGGGCGGCTGAAGGAGCGACGCACAGACGGAGAAACCCACAGAGTAACCGGCTCGAACACGTTCTGCGCATCGAGAACCGCCTGGAAATCCTGATTGAAGAACTCAACGATTTCATCAGGAGTTGCCGTTTGCAGGTCGATATTCAGCGCGCCAGTACCAGAGGTGCTCAGGTTAAGTTGCACGGTGTTCGGGTGGTTGGTGATGCCGTAAGCAGTATAAACGCCATTCACGTTCAGGCTTGCATCGCCGACCAGCAGATGATCAGCCATGTCTGCGCGCAGGTTGAAGGTGGTGTTTTCCTGGTCATCAATCAGCGGGTCGAAACCTTCAGACTGCATACCCAGCAGTTCGCGCCACTCGCGGCCATAACCGGTTTTGAAGATCGGGATTACATCGCCGCTGTAGGAATAGCGGGTTTTATCCAGGTCTTCAGGCTCCTGCCCGGAGATGGTGCGCACAACCTTACCAGCATCGGAGGCCATGCGGCTAATTGCCACTGTCTTACCGATGTTGATGTTGGTCGCCAGAGTCATCAGGTCGGCCATCATGTCCATGCCGGACTCGTTGCGGAATACACGGGTGGTCACGTCGTCCACTTCGCGCCAGTAATCCTTCGTTACCAGTGCGGTGGCGTTCACGCCGTATTCTTTCGCCAGAGCGTTTTCACCATTGATGAAAACCTTGCGGTCAACGGTCAGGTGGCGCCACTGCTCTCTAACCACCTGCGAGTTGGTGATCAGGCCTTTCGTAAAGATAATCTTTTCCATTGTTCGGCTCCTTACGCCGCAGGCATTGCAGCATTGCCAGCACGACGAACTGCAACGAGTTCAGCGCCATCAGATGCTACGGTGTAGGCTTCATACGCATAAAACAGGATATTTTCTCCTGCTTCTGCAACCTTTAACGCGCCGGAGCCATTGCTTGCCAGCGGAGTACCTTTTACCAGCGCGGAGGATGCCGCAACCAGAGCGTGATACGTTACGCCAAATTCGCATTGCACTGCCATGCCGGTAGCATTTGCCGGTACAGCTTCGCTCACGTCGCCGCCGCCAACATAGTTGTGTTGCAGAACGTAAGGGAAGCCCTGACCACCAGCAGTCGCATGCGCGATGATTTTGTCAGAGGAGTTGAAATCGACCAGCGCGCCAGGTTGCAGAGCGACGTTCATAAGCCCTTCGCGCAACTGCGGGTCGTTTTTGCGGGCCGGGCCGCCGATGATGGTGCCATAACGGATAGTAGCCATTATTCAGGTGCCTCCATATCAAAATCTTCTTCGGCACGGTTCGGCTGGAACCCACCGGAAATCGGAGCCGCTTTACTGGTCAGCGCATAGGTTTCACGCAGCGCTTCGCCAGTCAGCGCATTCACAGCGGATTCCGGTAGCTTCAGCTCAGCCATAATGGTGGCGCGCATTGCGGTTTCTTCCTGTGCGGCATTGGCTTGCAGTTGTTCGCGCAGAGTTTTGTTTTGCGCCTCCACATCGGCCAGTTTCTGGTTGACTGCGGTCAACGATTCCTGAACCGGCTTGAGGGCATCGGCTAATGCAGCCTGTAATTCCTCGTTAGTCATTGAGATTTCCCCTTGAGTTGTTTTTACCGGTTCAAGCTCTGTCTTATAAACAGCCTTAACCCGTTCACCGACTAATTGTACCACATCATTTATAATAACGTAGGACTGCATATACTTGACGCCATCAATCTCAACGCCAAACTTATCATCATAAACAGCAAACACAAAAGGCCAGCTATCCTGGGATAACTCCTCTTTTATTTTTCCACGTATCTGATCGGCAATCTCATCAAATGACAGGTCACTATTTCTGGTGATGTAGTTGATGGCACGCTGCCACCATTTGATTTTGTTTGCACTTTCGTCTGGCATTGCCGATTCCTCAAGGTTAACTACAACACGCTCAATGTCTTCGCCGTTAGCAGCAAAGATACCGACACCATCAGCAGGGCCGCCAGCACCGGGAATACCAGGCGGAAGAATGGCAAGGTGGTCCCACTCCATATTACGGGCAATCCAGGAATATTTTTTGCCCTTAGAAGTTCCCGACGCCTGCTCACGGTTGAGTAGCAGACCGGTAGACACCTGAACAGGTTCAGCATCGGCGCTGTTAACTTTGAGTCCATCAATACGCGACAGCAATTCCCGGCCCTTACCAGAGCGCTCAGCCACCACCTTATTAATATAAAGGTCTACCAGCGCCTTGCTGCCGTCATGAGATGAGTTCTCAATCCATGCACCAACGCTGAACTGATTGGCTGCTCGCGTCATGTTTGCTGACACATATTTGCCATCAATCTTCGGGTGGTCATATGGCGCCGGTTTCCCGTCAAGACCATGGAATGACTTTTTAATCTCATCGCCAGGGTACAGGCCGCCATTCATGACAATATCATCCACCACCGGCACAACATTCTTGATGACATAATGCGGGTCGCCATCAATGATTTTTTCACTGATATTGCTGGCTGAGTTGATGGTATACAGGATGTTAACCTGTAGTTTATTATTCATGTGCTTGAATGCCTCCACCTCAGCAAGGCGCTTTTTCGCCGCCTCTTCGGTGTCGTACTCGCCAAACTGGTGCGAGCCATCCTTAGATTTAACGACCCACTTGTCGCCAATTTTGACAATCATGACCTTTCTCCGCGCTTACTTTATGCCCGGATTATAACACACCATGAATATGCACCACGAAACGGACGCGAGAAGGTAAAGCGGAGATGCGGTAAAAGCGAAAAGAGTAGCAAAGAATGATATCAGTATGATTGGCATGGCTGCTACCTCCTGAGTGCAAGGTAACAGCCACGGAAGAGAATTTATTGAGGACTATTCTTATTTAACATTCCGCAGTTAACTTTTGCGCGGTTTACGGCATCCATGAATTTACCGACAGGCATCGTTTTGCGGATTTCAGCCAGAATGGCGCCGTGCAACATTCTTTCTTCGCCGTAGTAGAGCTTATCAAGGCGAGTGCGAACCAGCGCGCGGGTGCGCTGCATATGTCCCTTTGCCTTCATAGCCTTCTCTCTCCATACCTTATTTCCATTCTGATTGCCAGCAAGCTGGCGCTCGATAGCCTCAATTTCAAAGGCAAGCGTCATATCAATGTCATCCAGTTCGCTGATTGTTGCTTCCATGATTTCGTTAAGTTGTAGTTTCATACTTTCACCTTTAATCCATGTTTAGTTAATTCAGATACAACATCATTCTGATCACACAGCAATAGATGCATCTTGCTCAAGTCGACTACTATTTCTTCGCGTGATGATTGCCAACCAGACCATACGGCTCTTGTAAGCTCAGAAACGTAGACTCCATTTTCAAACACTGCTAATCCGCCATTTACCAACCCGTTTCTGCATTGGTGCTCAAACCGCTCTCTACTCGTCATCTTCACTTCCTCCACTATCCACCCCATCTCTCTACGATTATTAGCCGTGCTTTCACAATTGGTGACAAACAGCACGGTTCCTGATTTATGCTTTACCGCCCACATGACTGACGCGCCCCAGCAAGCAACTTCTCAAACATCATCCTGTCACGGCTCATGCCAAACGGGATAATCTCCTGCCAGTAATACTTCCATGCTCCGCCGGGGAGCATTTCGCGGTCAACCTGACCAATGCTTGACAGATAGCGCATGCGTGCCTTGAGGATGGTGTAGCTCACGCCAATGGCGGATGATATCTGTTTGCTTTTGCTGCCCGGGTGCGCCTCAAGATACGTCTGAATTGCCAAATCGAGCGCGGTATTATCGGGATTGAGGAAATACTTAAAGCAGCGCCTGCCATAACTGACGCTTTCCTCTTTAATAATAAATCCCATGCTCTCCAGCTCAATCAGATAACCAGTAACACTGGCTCGGTTTGTCATGCCAGTCTGCTTGCGTATCATGGCATTGGTTGCACCGCCGCAGCGCTCTATCACCGTGAGTATTTGCGTTTTAAAGTCCATTTGCGCGCTCCATTGCATCTTGCTTGTGGTCATCAGCAGTGTAGAGGTGGCCATTTCTGGTATTCCATTTAATGATTGCTGTCGCCGCAACCATCCAGTCATCAGTACGGCAGCCGCAATCCTGGCATACTACAAAATGCCATTGCCCATCCTTGCTCCGCATGGAATTTTCGCTACCGCAAAACGGACACTCTAGTAATTTCTCATCATTCATCATTGGTTTCATTTTCTCAGCCCATTAATAATAAAAAATTTCATCTGGATATCACAAAGTTTACGCAAAACCATATCCCTGCGATAATCTCGCTTTTTCTTGGGGTTCAGCATTTGCTTCAACGTTCTGCGGTCAGGCTGGTTTTTCTGCCACGCATGCCTTGCGTTGTCTTCCCTGATGTCAGCCATGATTAACTGAAGCAACGTGCTGGCCTTGCTCATTTCGCCACCCATTCACCAATATTGCTGAAATGCGGGCGCCCCTCGCGCCATTCGATAATTTCGCGGTTAACCTGCCGTTGCATGCGGTTGCGAACCTCGCGCAATTCGCTTTCAACCCATGATCGAGTGCGGTCGATTTCTTCCAGCTTGTTCAGCAACTCTTTTTCGTATACCTGATCAGTATTCATTTTTTCTCTCCATCAGCATTTTGTAGTGAACTCCATAATACTTGAGCACCTGACTATGGTTGTGCAGATACCCGTCATCATCTTCAATCGGAAGTCTTACCACGATGTAAAACGCCCGGTAGAGTTCTGTCCATCCATGACAACATTTGCGCTTCCTCAGCTTCATGGGCGGCCTCCATAGCAGCCAGGTCAATGCGCTGCTCGATAGATTTAATGATTGACTCTGGCACATTAAGCATTTGCAGAGTCTCCCGGCAATCGCGCTTATGAACCTCTGTCACCTCCTGCCACTTCTTCATTCCACACCACTCCTCGCAAATATGATACAATCTACAACACCTAGTATTGACTAATTGACGTAGATTAGTCAAGATGATTTCACAGGAGAGCGACAATGGCGAGACAACGCAAAGAACCACTGGAAGTATTGACTGAGATTATCGCTAAGCGCCAGCCGTTAAGCCTGCGAGATGTCAGATATTACGCGCACTGCTATGTAGCAATGCGGGAATGGAGCGCCGAAGAAATGTATGCGTTTGTGCGCGAGCATTTCAGCGTAGATGAGAAAAACAAAGTTACGTTGAGAGGTGAGTAATGAAATACAAATACCATAAAGGAAGTGAAGCTGATTTTGACGGCCATCCAGGCGCCATTCTTGTTGTGAAATCAGAATCCACCGGCAGGGTATACCATCTCGGTTTGGATTACGCAGGCCGGGATAAGGATATCGAAAAGGTTGGCGACATTATTATCGCTCATCGTGAGCTGGAGCCCGACCCATGGATGCTATTTGAATCCCCCACAGGACGCCTCATCACCGAGCGCGGAAGCCGCTATGGCAAATTCAAAGACGGCGCGGATATCATGCAGTCACTGAAAGACACCATGCGTGACGTTGACGGCTGGAACAACCTGACGGCAAGTCAGAAGGAAGCTCTCGACATGATTCAGCATAAAATCGGTCGAATCCTGAATGGCGACCCGACATACGACGATAGCTGGAAAGACATTGCT